GTTTTTGAACCGCCCCTCCAATTCGGAATCGTCCTCGCTTGCCGCCAGATATTCGCTGACGGGGTTTTGCAGGGTGGGGACGCTTTCGATTAAATTGCTCAAACGCGCTTCGTGTCCGTCGAACGCCGAAAAATCGGCGATTGCCCCTTGGATCATCGGGCGCGCGATCTTGGCGGCTTTCGGAAACGACGCGGCGACGTTCGTTCCCAGCTTCGCCGCGCCCATCGCCTTGCCCGCCGCGCCGAACGGAACGACAAACTGCCCGATGGTCGAAACGATGGTGTTGACCGTCGTGTCGGGCACGTCGAACGGCTTGGGAATGTCGGGCAGTTCGGCGGGCATGACCTTGCCGCCGAAATTTTGGTCCCAGAAAATCGCGGCTTGATACGCGGCTTCCAGCGTGTTGTTCACGCCCTCGACCGCGCCGTTGACCAACGCCTGCGCGGCGTTGCCGAACACCCCGCCTTCGCCGCGGTCGCGGTCAGCCTTGGACGGGACAAAGAAAGGACGGTCGCCGCCTTGGCGCGACGGAGCGGCGGGCTGACGGATGACGGGAATCCGAACGCTGTTGTCAGCGGGCTTGTCCTGGGCGATTAAATCCGAACGTTTGTTTTTTTCAGCGATCAGTCGGTTCAAATCATTCCAAGCGTCATCGTAAGCGTTGTTTTGCGCTTCGGCCTCATACGCCGCTTCAAAATTATCATTTTCCAGTTCCATTGTTCGCGCCTCCGTTTTTATCCTGCGTCTGTTTGCTCGCGGCTTGATTTTGTATTTGTTTGATCAAAGTATTAAGAACGAGTCCGGCTTGGTTCTTTTGAAGTTCGTTCAAATCGGGATTTTTCAAAACTTGTTCCGCGGTTTCGGTCAATCCGTTCACCGTCGGGGCGGCGGCGGAACTTCCGTCGCCGGCGATGTAAAATCTGCGCAGCACGTCATCTTTCAGCGTGTCGGTGATGACAAACGCCGCGCGCTGGTTCAGTTTGAATCTGACAGCTATATCGCGTCCCATTTGTTCCGCTTCGACAGTGGACGCGTTCGGGTTTTCATGCAGCCAGCGATTCGCTGCGGAATGCGCTTCCGCTTTGCGCGCGTTTAACGCGGTGTCCGGGATAAACCCCTGCTGCGAATTGGTGTCGATGTAATCAAAAAGTGCGCGTCTGGTGGGATTCGCGTTTTTGAATTTGTCGTAATCCGCGATGGTCAGCACCCCTTGCAGCATCGCCGCCCGCGCGTCGGCGATGACGTTTTCCCCGCGCTCCGCCCTTTCGTCCAGCGCGGCATATACGGCGGGGTCGGTCTTGACCGCTCCGCCTTGCTCGACCGTCGCCGCCAAAAAACGCTGTTGCTCGTCGACGCCCAGAAAATCGGCGAAATCACCGTTGCGGATCGAACGGCGCAGGGCTTGCGGATTATTGACCAGCGCTTCGTTCGCCGCGACGAACGCGATGTCGCGGCGCGCGCTTTGCTTCAAACGCTCTTTGGTCGCCGCGTCCAAAACGACGGAATCCAGCGCGCCGGATACCTCGTTTTCAATGTTCAGCCACTGGTCTGGATTGTTCCGGACGAACGCCGCTTTGGCGTTGATCATCTGTTCCGCGCGCTTGCGGTTTTCCAAAAACGTGCCTTCGATTTTGGCTTTTTCGGCTTGACTTAAAAATCCGGCGACAACGTCGGGTTTCGCGGCGTCGATTGCCTGCGCGTAAAAACCCGAACCGTTCGCGCGGGTTTTGGCGTCCAACGCCTTGTCCAGCCGTTCCCGCATTTCGTCAGTCAGGTTCTCGACGTTTCCGCTCGCCTGACGTTCCGCGAACCACGCGGACATTTCCGCCTGCACCTCGGCGATGTCGGCGCGGGCTTTCAGCGTCTGGTTCCGGTTTTCGATGTTCAAAACGGCTTTGCCCAAATCTTTCAACGCGCCGCCGGTCTGATAAACGGCGGTGTCTTCCGCGCGCACCGTTTCCGATTTCAAAACGGGCTGTTTTTGGTAATTCGATTGAAACAACATGATGTCCGGCATTCTATTCTCCTCCCGCCGCGCTTCCCAATTTTCCGCCGACGTTCGCGCCGACAACTGCGGCAAACGGATTTCCCGTCGCCGCTCCGATACTGACGCCGGCGATCGTTCCGACCGTTCCCCACAGGGCGGCTTGTCCGGCGCGTTTTTTCTGTCTCGCCGCTTCGGACAGCTGCGAATAAACCGAACGGCGCACCTGTTCGCGCATGGCGGCGACGTCGTCTTCGGCGACGATTTGATTCGACCGCTGCACGTCCGTGAACGATTTTGACGAAATTCCCGACGCGTTGATCGCGACGCGGTTCTGCGCGAACGCCTGCGCGTTGTTCCGGCGCTGGACGCCGACGTTGTATTCCAGCGTATTGAACGTTTCGCGCGCGTTTGACCACATCGTTTTGAAATTGCGTCTGGCGGCTTGGTACGACGAAACGTTTTGCAACGCCGTCCCCAGCGCGTCCAAACCAATTCCGACCGTTTCCCCCGCGCTCATTTTAAACTTGCCGGTTCCGCCGGAATCGTCCGACGACGACGTTATTCCGGCTCGCGTGGCGGCTTGCTTAATCTGTCCGCCGTTGGTGAACAAACCGCCGCCGGAAAACGACGGATCGTTGAAATGCAAAATGCTGTCAATCATTTTATCCCCCTCTCATCATCGACGCGAACACCGCCAAAACGAACAGCGGCATCGGTTTTTCCTGCACGATGACGACGTCGGCGTCCGCGTCCCACCCGCCGCCGAAATTGACGGGTTTGTCGCCGGTGAACAGCGGAACGGCGCGCGTCATGGCGTCGCCCGCGCTTCGAAACGTTATGTCGACGGCGTCGCTCTCCGTTCTGCCGGCTTTGGCGCACACGGTTTTATACAGCCGCAGGATCACGTCCGAAATTTTCTTCACTTTTTTGTCCGCGTCCGCGTTTTGTAAATCGGGCTGTCGCGCGATCACGGTTTTATAGGCGAATCCGACGCACGCTTTTTTTGCCGGAAATTGCAGGGAAACCTTGCCGTTTTGAACGACGCGGTCGGGCTCGACCGCGCCGTCGCCCGATATGGCGACCGTCTGCCCCTCCAAATGCTCCAAACCGGACAACTCGCTTTGCGCGTCGTCGAACGAAAAACTTTTGCCGCTGTCGACGAAAAACGCGTCCGCCGCGTCGTCGGCGTCGTCGGTCAGTCCTTCTTCGACGACTTCCAGATAAACGGCTGTTTTTCCGTTGATTTCCCGTTTAACCAGCAAATACGGATCCGTCCGTTCCAGATTGAAATCCGGCACGGCGCAAACGCTTTCGACGCGTCCGGAAACGTCTGCGTCGAACCACGCGACGACCTGATTCGACGGCGACAGCGTGCAGCCGATCAGATCGCCGTTTTCCTTGCAGCACCACAAAACGGGCTGTTTTTTCTTGCAAAACGCGGCGGCTTTGATTTTGCCGTTCGTGATCTGCGGATTGAATTTCGTGATGTCCGTGATCTGGTATTTGTCGTACACGGTGGAATAGGCGGAAAAATTGAACGACCGTCGGAACGAATCCAAAAACACCAGACCGTCTTCGACGAACTCGGGACGGACGGGGGCGCACCCGACGCTTGAAATTTTGTAATATTTGACGTTCGTCGGCGTCAGCGCTTCGCCCAGCGACGTGGACGATATCGCGTACTCGAACCCGTCCGTTCCGATCGCCAGAACGTCCATCGGAAACGCCCAGCACGCTTCCGATCCCTGTTCGACAGCCAGCTTGACGGAAAATCCGTTGTCCGCGGCGACGACGCCTTTTTCGTCCGTTTTTTGAAAATTCATATACGCGCCTGATTTTGAAAAATACAGCGCGCCCCTTTTGACGCAGACCATGCGCTGTTGGTGAACGACCATGATTTCGGGATATCCGCGCCCGCTTGAAAACGCGCCCAAAGACCACAATTTCGTTGCGACTTTGTGGTATTCTCCGGCGCCGACGGTCGCCGCCGCCGTTTTCGCGTTCGTCACGGCGGCGATTTTCAAATCGACGGATTTTGTCGTCGAATCGGCGACCGTAACCAAACGCACCCATCGACCGACGTCCGCTTCGGAAAACACGTCCGCGCTCGCCGCGATCGTCGTCCCGTCGAACGACATCGTCGTTTCTGTTTCGTTTTCGTCCAGATACGGACCGTTTTGAAACGCGACGCTTTCGATCGAAAACGTTACCGACCCGTCCGCGTTCGCCTTGCGCACGATCTTTTTCGGTTCAACGTCGGGGTGCGCCAAATACATCGTGTCCTGCACCTGATAATAATAAACCGCGTCGATCTGCTCGCGGGCGTAGGGCGATTCCAAACTCTGTTTTAATTCTCGGTTAAAATAAACGTCGACGTGCCCGACGCGGAACACCAGCAAATAGGACTGGCTGGCGGAAAACACGAACGGGATCAGCCGCACGGCGTCGGGGACGCTTGCCACGAACCGCGTTCCGCCGCGTCGCTGGACGTACCCCTGCACGGCAGGGATCGCGTTCAGCAGCTTGCGGCACGTCGCGGCGTATTCGTCGCGCCCGCGCATCAGGGGCGAAAAAACGCCACCGTTGAAATTCTTGATACCGACGTCCATCACAACCTCGCTTCCAACCAGCCGTGAACGCCGAAAACGTCCTGCGACGCCTCTTTCGCGCTTGTCCGGCGCGCTTCGGCGATCAGGGCTTCGTATTCCCGGTTCAACTGTTCTTTCAACGCGGGCAGACTGGTCAGGCTCATCACCATTTCCGCCGCCAGCTTCGTCGTGAACGCTTCGGTGAAAACGGCGTCGAATTTCGATTCTTCGGCGACGCGCGAAACGCCCGCGAACCGGAACGCTTTGACGTCGGACAGAAAACAATCGCCCTCGCGGGCATAGGGAACGCAGCCGTCGACGGAAACGACGCGCAGACAATCCGACGGAATTTTAAACGCGTTTTCAAAACCGAACAGAGGCTTTCGCGCGACGGGGGACAATTCCCAACGCTTCATCGCGAACCGCCACGGATACGCCCGCAAAACGGCGTCGCGCACGGGATCGAACATCAGGGCGCACAACTTCGCGGGTTTCGTGTTTTCGTCGATGTCGCGGATAAAATTTTCCCCGACCTTGCTTAACGCCATATTGCACATTTCGACTTTCGCCGTCATTTTTCCGTCCTTTCCTGAA